AAAGGTCATACCCACACAATTGATTTTTTTGTTAAGGGAGCAAACTAATGGCTAATTATTTTGTTGGGGATATCAAGCCTTACATAATTGTGGCTAAAAATTATAAAGGTTTTCAGTTTCGTTATAAATCAGCAACTATGAAATCATATGGCAGGAAGGTAGCCCTTAACAAAAAAGATCTTCAGTCTATTAGAAAAGCTATGATTTCTGACTTTGAAAATCATGTAACAAAGATTGAGGTTGCTTTGTTTGAGGACATTACAAAGATTGCCTTAGAAAATAGATTAAATGCAGTTGGCAGGAAAGTTAATGGCATTAGACAAAGATCATATGACAATGATGAGAGGCATCTAAGGCTACACCTAACACCTTATTTTAAGGGTACTAGCATCAAAGAGATTACCACTGGTAAGATTAACAGTTTTATTGATGATTGTGCTAATAAGGATTTGTCTGCCAAATCAATCAGGCATTGTGTGCAAACCTTAAATATGGTTATGAAATTTGCAGTTGATCAGGGCTACATCTCTAGAAACCCTTGTAATTCTGACGATAGAAAAGAGATTAAGGGTGTTGTCAATGAGAGAGGCGGTTATTCACATGACCATATAGCCAGTATATTAAAGGTCGAAAAGACTTTATATCTAGACACATTTATAGCCTTCTCAGCCTTTACGGGAGTGTCAGCTAATGAACTTCAAGGCTTACAGTGGCAGGACATTAACTTCAATAAGTCTGAGGTGACTATCAGCAGAAACGTCTATAGATATGATACTCAGGAACTTAAAAATAATTTTAGAGAGAGAATTTTAGGACTGCCTTCTCACGTTATGACATTGCTCAAAAAGTGGAAGCTAAACTCACACTGTTCTTTATGGGTATTTCCTAACAGTAGTGGCAAAAAACCATTTGAGCAAAATGCTATGAGAAAATTAATAGCGACTGTTTGTAAACACGCAGGAGTGCCTAATTATGGTATTGGTGGGTTTAGAAAGTATTTCAACACCTCTATGATTGGTGAAGTGCCTGATCATATTAGGAAGGCTCGTATGGGGCATAGTAAGAACTCTAAGACTGCTGAGGTTCACTACACTGTTATTGATCTAGAGCAGGCTAGAAGTCCTATACAAGCTGAGAAATTATTACAGAAATTGTTGGGCTAGATATCGTCTATAATGTTTCTGCTATAGATGTATGTACCCCCTCTTTTATTCTTGAGAGGTGGTTCGTCTTCAACTTCAATATTCTGATCAGACCAATCCTCTTCAGGTAGGTCTTTATTTTTCTCCCGTAATTCATCAAATATCTTACTGACTTCATAGTTGCCATCTCGTCTAGCTTCATGGCAGTTTGGACACATAAAAGGCTTCATACGTTTATATAAGCTCGGTGGCATTTCCTTCCCACATAATTTACAAAAATCAAAGGGATTTGAACTCATCTTCTAGCCTTTGTTGCTCAAACCTAAAATCATCAAAACATTTATGTCCGCAGAATATATTTTTTTTAGCATTGGCTAATCCTGCATACCGCCAATCAAAAGCCTTACCGCACTGCTCACACTTATCCATCAGAGGTGTTGGATGTATTGTTGGTCTTGTTGGTTTTTTCCATCGGCTCATTTTCACAAACTCCTGAGCAACAATCGATAACGACTTGAAGTTGACAAACTGAACATTGTTCAGCAGACCTTGTTATAATCGGCTTCCATGCCGATCTGCATTTTGGGCATACTTCCATCATTCACTCCTTTTGTACCTATAACCATCTCTAGCAGAGCCTTTTTTGTACTGGTAATGTGAGGTCTTAATCACCTCAGATAATGGGGATATTCCATAATTGATAAAGGTAGGGTTAATTTTAACCTTGCCATATTTATCGCTATCGCCATCGGGATGATCTTCAAACATCATCTCATCCTCAGCGACAACCTTCTTTTTTTTCTTGAGTTCCTTACAAACAAGACTGATAGCACTACTGCTACCCGCCTTCTTGTATCGACATTCAAGGCAAGTCTTGTAGGTATCCCGCCTCTTTTTTGTTTTATTAAGTTCTTTCCCGCAGTGCTTGCAAAAGGCATATTTTAATTCATCTTCAGCCATTTGCTCTTTAGTTCTGCGAAGTGTTGGTAGGGGTTTATTTGTCATCCTTTACCTTTTCTTCAAAAGATCCACCAATCCCCGAATAGCCTGCAAGATCTATCCAACTATCGGTTTTTTGTGGGGAATATATTAGTCTAGCTACTTTCAATAGGATCAGGCAGAGGATCACCTGATAGGCAGTTACTTTTATTCCAAAAACAACTGACCATAACTCAGCAATCCTCTTATGGTTTTCATAGGCATCACCATAATCTTTTGCCCGATCACCATTTATTAGCCCTATTGCAGTTTGTAAAATCTCTTCTCTTTTCATTTAGAAAGGGATCTCATCATTTAATCCAGTGGAATTAGTCAGAGTTTGACCTTCTGCTTTGACCTTAGTTGCATCAGCTTTGACGAGTTTGCCTGCAATCCAATTGTCATTTTTCTGATAAACATTGGCATAGAATGTCTCACCATTAATGACTAACTTGCCATTATAGTCTGAGTGCCAATCCTCAGTTTTACGATCATTTTTATTTATGGAAATAGTTAGTTCATCTACTCCATATTTTACCATTGGTTTATTATTATCCATTTAGTTCTCCTTTTTTGGTTTTGAATTTTTGGATTGTTTTGTCGTCAGATGGTTTGTATTTGACATACAAATCAGTAAGTTCTTTTAGAGTTTTTGCATTGTCTATAAGTGAAATTAGATCTACTTCAGAGGGCTTGGAGGAGACTGTACCCCCTGAAGCAGAATTACCTGAAGGAACAAAAGTGGGAGCATTGCCTTCAGGTCTTATTGTTGCGACTTCTCCATCATCGTCTTCTGAGGGTGAAGAAAGCCCGAAAATACTCTGTAATCCATATCTTTTTGCGTAACTAATTGCAGAACCCATTTTTTGAGGATCATTAGGATCTTTAGAAACAATCTTAGTTCGGCTAACCCTCATAGCCCCTGAAGAGTGCATCATAACTGTTCGTACAAAAGATATATCCCCTTCAAAATCCATCTCCTGAGTGAACGTCAGACCAAATTGGCTAGCGGTTCTAACTGTTTTAATGACACTCTCAAGTGAGGCATATTTATTTTTATAATGCGGGTTTCTTTTATCCTCATAGGCATGAGGGTTAGTTTGGTGAAAAGCTATGAGTGCCATAGCTATATTATTGTCTTCTTTAGTTGCAGTTTCTGACTGCGGATATCGTGGAATAGGCTTAATTGCCTGACCTAATTGTTGCATAATGTTATCCTCTTACTGTTATTTTTTGCGACTTTGACTGATATGCCATGACCAAATGCTTCACTCGCATTTTTGGGTACTAGCTTCTTAATTTTGGCTTCAGCATCTTTGAAGATCTGATTAGCCCCTAATGTTTGGATATATTGATCAGCAAAGGCTTTCCATTTCGGATCTGCCTGCATATCTACTGGTACTTTATCCTCAATAGGCACTGGTATTTCAGCGGAAGGAATGTCGGTTGGCTCTATATCTAACTCTATACATCCCATAAACCACTTAGCCACGTTGATTAATTTTTCTTGAAAATCACGATCAATTTTAATCTCATGTAGAGATGGCTGATCACCGCCTTTAATAAAAGATAGCAAGCCATAAGGACATTTCTTGCCAGTGACTTCCTCAACTAAATATGCGTTCCAGTGGATCTGAGGGCTATAGTATCTAACTAAGCGAGGGATTACGTCTTTATATTCCTCATCTTTTTTAGGTCGCCCCATAGTAAATTTAGCATCTATGACTGCCAATCTATTCTTGTAGCCTTTAACAACACCATCAACAGTACACCGCATAAATGGATGTTTGATGCCATTAAATACTTTTTGGCGGTCAATAATTGGTAGGTCTAAATAATGCTCAGTCCATTCAAGATTAGCTTCTTCAGTGATATGCCCCATAATCACTGCCCAAACCATTGTCAGATCATCGGGTTGTATCTTGCCAGTCTTTTGATGAAATAGTTTTAAAATTCGCTCAGGATCACCTGAAGCTAAGGTGGTTATATCGCTACCACCAATCGTATTTTGTCGCTCAGATAGACTTTTTGTGTCTAATCCAAACTTCTCAAAAAATGGGTATGCCATAAGATATTTCTCCTCATAATAATGAAGAGATTATACCTTATTGGCATATATTGCAATATATTTTATTCTATATTAGATCTAGATCCGACTATTTTATGGATAGCAACAATGTCTGAATTTTTGAAAACTTCAGTATTGTCAGGATTTAGGGTTGACAGTTTGAATTGTCTTTCACTTACCTCAGCTACTTTTCTAATTAGCCCGATAGTGCGATCTCCTGCTTTTATTTGCACCACGACAAAATCTTTTTCTTTGACTTGCAGTGATGGATCTACAAATAAAATTTCACCATAAAAATATCTTTGCTCCATATTGTCCGATAGTACAAAGCAGGCATAAGCTGATGGAACACCAATTAAATAGTCAGGTCTGACACAATGGGTGAACATCTTTTTCTGTACCTGAAAGCCTTCCCCGCCATTTGGTAAGGGTAAGCCATACATCGGCAAATCCTCTAATGGTGGCATCTTATGCTCTACTGGTTTTTTGTACATTGGTGTAGCGGTATTAAATAACCTATCTTCATCTACACCAAAAAATCTTAGTAATTTATCTATATGGATACCTAACTTTCTATCACCTCGCTCCATCTTACTATATTCAGATTGACCAATACCGATAGCATCAGATACCTCTTTTTGCTGAAGTCCTTTATTAGACCTCAACACATAAAGGTTATTTGGAAATTTCATGTTTGTTTATTAGCTCCCCTAACAAAAATTCATATATAATATTTAATTATTTAATTCAATTTAAATGTTAGTGGGCGGTGCAATTGGAGGGTTATCCCATGCCTTCAAACTGGCAAGTCTATTTTCTGTTTTAGCTTTTATCCATTGTAGCTTTAAGCAACGTGGTTTTCTTTTTATTTCTTTCATTGGAAAATGTCCTTTTTTGTTTATTCACGAGGTAACGTATCCATACCCTCGTGAGTTAGGTTACAACGAATATATAACCATAGTGCAAGAATATATAATAGCAATTTATTTTTAATTATCTTGTTAAATGTATTGACTTCAAGGACTTGATAGTTGTATAGGTATAATTATAGTGCAATATAGTCGACTACAACATAAGGTTATCTGAAGTGAAATTATCACAATATCTTGTAAAAAATGGAATATCTCAAAAAGAATTATCTGATCTACTAAAAGTTTCGCAACCAACAATTCATAAGTGGCTTTATGGCAAATCTTTGCCCTCAGCAAGAAAAATGTTGGCTATTCACACCTTCACAAAAGGCAAAGTTAATCTTCAAGATTGGAAAATGTAATGGGAAAATTTTCTAGAGATAAAGGTTATCGGGTTGAAAATAATCTCAGGAAGCAGGCTTTGATGCACGAGGATATTGAATGTTATCGAGTGCCATTGTCAGGCGGGGCATCCATAAAAGGTGATTTGGTTGTCAATAAAACTGGCGAAGAAAAGTGGATACTGGAAGCAAAATGTAGGGCTAATGGATTTAAATCTATCTACGAATGGATTGAGGGGAATGATGGATTAATCATAAAAGCCGATAATAAAAAGCCATTAATTGTTGTGGATTTTGATGATTTTTTGGAGTTAGTGGCTAGACGATGAAGGTAACCTTGCTTGATTACGAAATGGCTCAGGGGGCAAATACTGGTTCTCTTCGGCACATAGGGGCGATCAAGAGAGGCTACAAAAACAAGACGAAATTACAGTCCAGTTGGAACAGTCATATTGAGGGTGCTTGCGGTGAGATAGCTGTGAGTAAGGCTATGGGAAAATATTGGGGTGGCTCAATAAATACGTTTAAGGAAGGCGGGGATATTGATGGCACTGGTTGGGAAGTAAGGACACGAAGTAAACAAGGTTATGACTTAATTTTGCGGGATGATGACCCTAAAGATAGAATTTATTTCCTCGTAGTGGGAGTGTGTCCAACCTATGAAATTAAGGGTTGGATTAGAGGTGGCGAAGGTATGTTAGATAGGTTCGTCAATGACTATGGAGACTATGGGAAGGCATATTTTGTGCCTGAACATTTTTTGAACAAAATAACAGAAATGGAGGGTTATATATGAGTATAGAAGCATTGGGTTGGGGTATGAAACAGCGAGTTGGTGAGCCAACCGCAAAGTTAATACTGATAATTTTGTGTGATTTATATAATGATAAATATGGCTGTGCATTTCCCTCTCAGGAATATATTTCTGAGACTGCTAATTGCTCAGTTAGGACAATTCAGAGGCATATGGATATACTTGTTGAAGGTGGTTTTATTGAGATAATAAAGCGACCAAATCAGGTGAATAAATACCTCATTACGGGTATGAAAAATGGAAGCGACAGATTGTCACCTACAAAAATGGATGCGACAGATTGTCGTGTCGGAAGCGACAACGTTGTCACACGATCCTATAACTTATCTCTTAATACTTCTATATCTAAAGATATAGAAGGCACAGATAGAGATTTTGATAATGAAATTTATCAATTGAAGTATGAAAAAGTTTTTAATGTTCATAAGAAATATTTGGTTGAAAAAGGCTTTAGCAAAACTGATGCAGGCAAGGTTGTTGGCACTATGATGAAGCGATTAGGTCAGAATGGATTAAGTAAAGATCAGCAGGTTGATAAGGTTGATGAAATATTTAAATCGATTAAGGCAAGTCCAGTAGCTGATATTAAAAGTTATTTATTTGGGGCTGTTAACAAGAAAGAAGAAAAGCCAAAAGAATTATCCGATAAGCAGAAGGGATATATTCAGAGTGTTATAGATCAGGTTTATAAGAAAAAAGATACTCCAAGTTTTGCAGGTACTGATTTTGTTAAGCTGAGAGAGCGATGCGAGAAAGCAATGCTTGAGGGCAAGATGCAGTCTATTTTGGATGAGTATGATATTCGATGAAGAAAAAGAAAGTACCAAAAGAGGAAAGAGTTTTACCTACTCCTGAGTTTCTGAAAAAGCATGAAGTTGTTGAGAAGGAGACAAAGAGGGCGGGTGAGAAGTTATTATATGTTACTGATCAGTTGTGGATTGATACCTATTTTAAGAAGGGTGTTATCAGTTATGATCAGTATCAGACTGCTCAGAGGTTATTGGGTTTGTATATGGCATCAGGGCGAAATCAGAAGCTTACAGCGACTTTATCGGATAGGTTGGGCGGTACAAGCCTAAGTGGGGATTATGATCGATCTGAGGTCGCTATGATGGATTTTATTAAGGTTGCTAGAAGGATGGGTAAGAGGAGTTTTAGCATTGTGCAGGATGTTGTTATTCACAATTATTCGGCTAAGGAATGGGCAATAAAAAACCGCAGAAACGAAAAAGCCTCTGCGGAGATTTTAAGGTTGAGTTTAGACGATCTAGAGGATGCCTTTAAGAAACTCTCCTGATTTGGTGGTGGTTGTCTATGTCATCGTTCAATTCGTCTAGTAGGCTTTTGAATGATGTTAAACGTCTTCTAAGGTCATTACAGTGCCTTCTCGATAACTCGTCTTCTAAGAACATTATGTTTCGCTTTGTGTAGTCTCTGACTAGCTGAAGGTCAAATAAGCTATAGATCTTTTTCATTAGCTGAATACCACAAGTGCTAGATAGGCAGTTCCAAACATCATTACGAGGAAGGATATTTCGGCTAAACAAGTTAAAAAGTATTTCATAGGTTTCTCCACTAAATAATTACTTATTAGGTATATAGTGCATTATATTGGAATATATGTAAAGAGGTATTGCATATAAGATCTGTCTGTAGTACAACTTGTATATGATTGAATTAATTGGCACTAGATGTAGTGTTTAGCCTTACAGAGATGTAAGGTTTTTTTATTGGTGCTTTATGCAGTCAAAGAAAAGAAGTTTTATTGAGGCTGTTACAAATGTCTTAATTGGGTATTTAGTTGCAGTAATTTCAAATTTAATTGTATTGCCTTTGTTTGGCTATGAAGTCAGCTTGTTTGATGGATTTGCTATTGGGGTAGTATTTACAGTTATAAGTTTGATTAGGTCTTATGTAATTAGAAGATTGTTTAATAGGTTTGATAATGTCTAGAAAATATCGTGAAGATGAATGGGTTGAGTTTCTCAAGAGGATTGGGGAAGGAAGATCTGCGAGGGATGTTTGTCATAATGATAAGGATATGCCGAGTTGGAGAACTGTATCAGAGAAGCTGAACAGTGATAATGGCTTTGCTAGTCGATATGCTTTGGCTATGGAGAATAGAGGTCAGGTATATGCTGATAAGATTACTGAGACTGTTAGTGATATGTTGGAAGGTAAGATAGATTATAATCAGGCTAGAGTGGCGATAGATGCGTTGAAGTGGCAGTCAGCTAAGTTAGCACCGAAGAAGTTTGGTGATGTGCATAGGATGGAAGTGAAGCATGAGGCAAGTTATTTGGATGCTTTGAAGGAAGTTAGTAAGGTGGTTGAGGGAGAGGAAACCGCTTTACCGAATACATTACGCACACGCAAGGAAGCTGACGAAGAAGACACAATTCAATAGGTCGTTACATAACTGACCTGACGAAACCCATTGATATACAACGATCACAGCTAAGGTTAGCCACATAGTTAGCCACTATTAATATTTATTTAAGATTTTTGCAGGGATATTGCTCTACACCCCCCCCCTCAAATTTAGGCAGGGGGCAGTGATAGATATATATACCCCTCTCATCGGTACTGCGAGATCCCCCTTATCTTGCAGGGGCAAGGGGCGGGCATTTGAGTAACACCACTGAGACACTACTAAAATTACGCAACGATCCAGTTCTATTCGTTGAAGCTATACTAAAAGCCACCCCCCAAAAGTGGCAGAAGGAAGCCTTAATAGGCATCCGAGATAATGATAAAATTGCAATAAAGTCAGGTCATGGAGTTGGCAAAACTGCCTTCCAGTCATGGCTAATCCTTTGGTGGATGTTAACCCACTACCCTTGCAAGATAGCGATTACAGCTAACACCGCCCACCAGTTGAGCGATGTTCTATGGTCTGAGGTCGACAAGTGGTATAGGAGGCTTCCTGAAGGTTTTAAGAACCAACTAGAGATCAAGTCTGACAAGATCTCATTAAAGGGTGCTTCTGACAGCTTTGCAGTTGCAAGAACGAGTAGACGTGAGAACCCTGAAGCATTACAGGGCTTTCATAGCGAGAATATGCTGTTTATATGCGAAGAGGCTTCGGGTATCCCTGATGTCGTCTTTCAGGTCGGTGAAGGTGCTTTATCGACTGAGGGTGCTAAGGTTGTCATGTGTGGTAACCCTACAAGATCTGATGGATATTTTTATGAAGCCTTCCATTCGATGCGAGATCGTTGGTTTAACCTGACTGTTTCGTGTGAGGATGGGGAATATGTATCTGACAAGTTTTTGGAAGATATGAAGTCGAAATATGGCGAAGATAGCAATATCTATAAGGTTCGTGTTTTAGGCGAGTTCCCTACCCAATCTGACGATGTTTTATTACCACTTCATTTAGTGGAAGGGGCAACAAAGCGAGATATTGAGGCATCCCCCATGACCCCCGTTATTTGGGGATTGGATGTTGCGAGATATGGAAATGATAGGTCTGCCTTAGCCAAAAGAAGGGGGCAGGAGCTATTAGAGCCGATTAAGACATGGTCGCAAAAAGATTTAATGGAAATGGCGGGTATTATCCTCACTGAGTATGAGGCGGTTAGGTATAGTGACAGACCGATAGCCATTTACATTGATGCGATTGGTATTGGTGCAGGACTAGCTGACAGATTGAAGGAGTTAGGATTGCCTGCGGTATCGATTGCGGTATCTGAGAGTGCATCGCTAAGGGATAAATTCACCCGTTTAAGGGATGAATTGTTTTGGAATTGTCGTGAGTGGTTTGAGGGAAGAGATGTTCACATACCGCAAGATGATAATCTAATTCAGGAGATTACGGGTATTCGTTACAAATATCTCTCTACTGGCAAATTAAAGATTGAGAGCAAGGATGAAATGAAACGCAGGGGTCAGAGATCGCCTGACGTTGCCGATGCTTTTGTTTTGACGTTTGCAGATCAGGGAGCATTAGCTTCAGGAGCAATGAGTAGATGGAACAGTCGGAAGAGCCTAAAGGCAAACAGTGTGTGGATAACGTAGTTAACTTTCCTCAGAAGGAGGAAAAGGTGACTTATGTTAGCCCTGAGAAGGCAGAGGACTTTGGTTTTGTACTGGAGATGTTCTGCACTATGGCAAATGGTGTTCATGTCTCACACAGCCTTAAATGGCAAGATATTATGATTGCGATGATCGTGGCGACTGCCAATTGTGCTGTAAAGGCAGATTTGAGCGAGGAAGAGTTTATTGCGTTTTTGCAGAGAATAAAGGCAGGCGAGTTTAATGAGTAAGACCGATCCAAAATTAAAAAAATTAGGATTGACAAAATATAATCAGCCTAAACGCACCCCCAATCATAAGACAAAGTCTCATGTGGTTGTTGCCAAAGTTGGTGACAAGACAAAGACAATTAGGTTTGGTCAGCAGGGTGTTAAAGGTGCAGGCGGTAATCCAAAGACTAAGGCGGAGAAGATGAGGAAGAAAAGCTATTATGCAAGGCATGATGCTCAAGATCCTAATCCTACTAAATTCAGTGCAAGGTACTGGAGCCATAAGACTAAGTGGGCTTAGATATGGCACAAGACAATTTATTTTCTTTTCAGCCTAATAATGTGAATGATGCACAGCAGGGTTTATTATCGGCATTTAATCCTTCTGATGCTTATTCGCAGAACTTGAGACAGCCAGTTCAGGGCGATATGACTTTAGGTAATTTAGTTTCATACTTTATGCCTATATCAAGAAATGTCATGCCCTATGAAGACAGTCCGAGATTGGGTGCGGGAGATTATAATTTAGATTTTCCTCAGGTTATGAAGGATGCCTATAGCGGAATAAATAAGTTTGGTCAGGCATTTAGAGGTGAACTAAGCCCTCAAGAGCTACAGCAACTTGCCTTTGATACGTCTATGAACGTAACTGGCGGATCTTTATTGGGTTCAAGAGTTATCCCAAATGCAGTGCCTTCAGGTGGCATTTTGGGTATGGGTGTTTCCAAAGGATCAAAGCAAGTAAAAGACCCATTAATAGTTCAGCATAATATCAACGAAACCGCTTTG